TGATTATATAGTAGATAATAATTCATCATTTGAGAATCTATATAGCCAATTAGATAGCATTATAATTAAATATATGTAGGGAGTAAATATGTTTTTAAATTGGCTAAGTAGGGTTTATTCAGATGACGTGTCTGCTAGTTTTGGAAGACTTATATCAACAGCTGCTTTTGCTATTATGATTCTGCTACATATTGTGATATTAATAAATCCATGGAAAATATTTACTAATTTTACATATGTTGGTAAGTTTACTGATTATTTATTCTATCTTACAATTGGTGGCTATTCAGTATCTAGTATCAAGGAAATTGCTCATGTAATATTTGCTAAAGTTGGAGTAAAGCCTGATGAAGTATAAAAAGAAACATAAGCCCTTGTTTACCTATATAAAGGGTAGACTTAGTCCAGAACACTACACAAGAATTATACCAAATAAAAAGAAACTAGAGGAGAATAAAAGGAATACAAAATGGGAGATAGATTAGCTACAACAAATACTTGTGTTAGTATTGGCTTTATTTTTGGAAGGCTTACAGTAATTGAAAAAGTTGGCTAGAAAATTTTATTAAAGAATATAAGGATAAAAGAAGTAATTAATTTATATGTGTTAGACTAATAAGTAAAGTGATATACGTATTATTAAGGAGTTAACTACAATGTCTTCAAGTTTAATGGGCTGGACGGCGAACACTCAAGAACCTAAACGCTTAAACCGGTACGAGTTATTACTAGACGATAATTTAAGACTGACCTGTAAGAGTGTAACAATACCACAAATATCAGTAGAAGAGACTGATATACATAGAATGCATACTTACTATAAAGTAGCTGGTTCCAAAATTAGCTATAGTGATGTGACTTGCGTGTTCTACGACTTCACAGATAGCTCAGCACTTACTTCTATTGAAACTTGGCATACTTCTATTTTTGATGTCTCTACTTCTTTAATGGGCTTTCCTTCTGCTTATAAGAAAAATATAACCTTACTAATGTATGGTCCTGACCACTCAGTAGTTGAGTCTTGGGTATTGGTTGGTGCTTGGCCTAAGAGTTTTGCTAGGAAAGATTTAAGCTGGGAAGATAAAGATGGTCACCAGGAAATCACTTTAGTATTAGCTGTAGATGAAGTGACTATAACTACTTCTTAATGAAAGAATTATATAGTGAATTTGGCTGATAAACAGTTTGAGTTTTTAACAGCTTTAGAAAAATGCCACATAAATAATACAGCTATTGCTACAAATGATAATATGTTTGTAGCAATATTTTTATATGTCAATAAAAAATAACACAATACAATAAAAAAGTTTAAAAAGTCTTGTGAAATATAATATGTAATTAATTTATAGTTAGTGGTTTATCAGAGGTTTATTTAGTAATATTTTGTAAAGGTTAGAACTATGAGCACTTACGTATCACCTGGTGTATATACTGTCGAATTAGATTTATCAGCCTATGTATCAGACTTATCAACTACTATTGTGGGTATGGTTGGAACTGCTAGCTCTGGTCCAACAAATTCCCCAACCTTAATAACTACTCAGGCTGAATTTGTAAGCACTTTTGGTAAAGTTGATCCATCGGATTATATGGGTTATGCTGCCATGGCTTATTTAGAACAGGGCACTATGTTATGGGTTACTCGGGTAGCCTCTAGCACAGCTTCCTATGCTTCTGAAGCTATGTTTTTACCACAAGGATATACTCAATATACTGGAACTTGGACATTAGCTGGACAAACTAGCTCTACTCTTACCTTTAATCTAGCTGACTTACCAACAGTTTCTGGTCCTGGATGCACTATAGTCTTACCTGCTGATACTTCAATACCTTATTTCGACCCAACTGATACTACTAATACAGCACATGCTAATGGAAAGTTAGGTTCAGATTTTTCTACCCTAGCTACTTTGGGGGCTAACTCTCCTGTTCTAGGTGTTCCATTTACTATTTTAACAGGTGCAGGAAAAAATACTACTCCAACTATAACTGGAGTAGGAGTATCTGGCTCTATCCCACAGGTATCACTTTCATTAAGTGCCTTTGCATCTTCTAATTCTCCTGCTACTGCTCTTCCTAGTGGAACTATTGCCTTAGCTGTTCCTACTACTTGGATAGCACCTTCTACAGGAACTGGTCTCATTACTGTAGGTTTAACCTCTACTAGTGTTCCTATAAATTTAGTATATACTTCAGCTAGCGGAACTACTTTACTAGAGCATGTTCAGGCAGGCACTTTTAGTAATTCTGATTTAGAAAGTCTACTATCAGTTACTCCTTCAACAGGCACAGTTACTTCTTATAATATAGAAGTTCCTATTTTTGACCCCACAGTTTCTGGAAATAATGCAAATACTCTCGCAATACTTAATGCTACATTAACTGCTTTACTGGCTTTAGTTAACTCTACTACAGCTCCCACTTCTGGTTCTCCTAACAGTTTATTATTCTATAATAACTGCAGAACTTTGCTACCTTCCTCTACAGTATATGGTATTGGCTCAATAACTTCAGGAGGTAACTCTGAGGGATTTAGTGCTGTAACTACTAACTTAGATGCTAATGGAAACATTCTGCAACTTAGACTGGCTTCATTAGTAGCAGGATTTTCTGGAGTATTTAAATACTCAACACAAACCTTAGCAGTTAGTTCTCATATAGTTTCTACAGACCAGATTCTTACTGGAACTTTTGCTGTTGGTTATTATAGACCAAGTTGGAGTATGGTGACTTCAGGTAGTTCTTATGTACCAACTGTTATTAAGTTTACAAGTCTAGGAGAAACTGATGATTCAGATACTTCAATTACTTTAAGTATGGTTGCTGGGGATATTACCAGCACTAGTGAACAAAACTACACTGTCAATATATATTCTAGAACTGCTTCTTCCTCTATATCCACTTCATCAGTAAGACTCTCTGATTTTACTTTAAAGGAATCTTACTATGGTACTATAGAGAATATTCAATCTCAGATGGCCTCTTCATCTAGAATAGCCCTTCTAAAAATAGATTATACTACAGTTGATATTCTAAATATTACTACTGGTACATTAACAAATAATGGCGATAATTTAACTTGGACTCCTGGTTTCCTGCTTTCTGAAACTAGTTCTGGAATTACAAGTGGAACAAATTATATATCAACTACTAGTGGTTATAATAAATCATTAACTGGATTTTTACTGGGTGGTTCTGTGGGTTCTGCCATAACCTCTTATGATATTATAGGTGATGGTGTTTCCACTGGATTATACTCTTTTAATAATGCTGGTACAATTGATATAAATATATTAGTTGCTCCAGGTTGGTCTGCTGATCCAGGTGTTTCTGCTGCTATGGTAACTATCTGTGCTGCTCGTGGTGACTCTATAGCTATTATAGATACTCCTTTTGGACTAACTGTACAGGAAGTAATTTCTTATCGTAATAATATAGCAAATATAAATAGCTCTTATGCTGCTATGTATTATCCATGGATTAAGATAGCAGATTCTGTTAATAGTAAGAATGTGTATGTTCCACCTTCTGGAATGGTAGCAGGACAGTATGCATATAATGATAATGTTGCTGATGTATATTATGCTCCAGCAGGTATTAATCGTGGTATGTTAACTGATGCCCTATCAACAGAAAGAAAGTTCTCTCAGGGGGATAGAGATGCCTTAGCTTTGGCTGGTATTAACCCTATTGTTAATGAACCTTCTTATGGCATTTATATTAAGGGTCAAGCAACCTTACAAACTGCAAGTACTGCTTTAGATAGAGTAAATGTTAGACGAATGCTACTTAATCTTCGTAAAGTCATTGCTACTGCTTCAGTTACTTTTGAATTCCAGCCAGGTAATTCTACTACAGCCTATCAGCTAAAGCAAGTTGCTGATACCTTACTAAGTGCTAAACTTAAAGCAGGAGCTATACAGTCTTACACTATTGATGTAGGTCCAGATGTTAATACTGCCCTAGTATTATCAAATAACCAGTTAGCAATGGTAATTAGTATTGTTCCAACTTTAGCAGCAGAAATAATTGTGGAGACCTTCCAAGTTATGCCACAAACTGGTCTTACCTCATCTACTACTACTACTGTTTCTTCAACTTCTTAATAGCTTATTATAGTTAAATGTAAAGGACCTTATATTTTAGGCCCTTTATTTTTTTTGAATTAACTTTATAAGGATATTGTATGTCTGATAGTTATATTTCTGTAGCAGCTTCGTCAACTACTTCCTCTGCTGCCATCTCTTCTACTACAGCAGCAACAGACTTACAAGCCACAGCTACACCAAGTAACTCTCCATCAAGTATTACCCAGCAGAGTTCTGGATATTATAGTAACCTAACATCAAGTTCTCCAACACTAGGAACTGGAGTTAGTGCTGGTGTGGCTTCAGGTGCCTTAGCTGCCTTACCTATTGGATTTAAGACTAGTGTATCAGAAATTGCCGATTTTCAATTAGGAACCTATTTAAGTAGAAATGGAACAGTTAGCGGAAGTACTGGTTCAATAATAAATGGGGTTATCAATTTTATAAAATCGGGTAATTCCACCACTACATCTGATTCTATAAATAATCAAAATTTTAAAATATCTTCTACTTTTATTCCAATAGTTATACAAACTGAATTTAACTTAGCAGGAACTAGTAATACTTCCACAACTACTTCACCTTCTCCTTTGTATATTTTATTTCAGTCTACACCTGATAGTATTTCTTTTTCAAAATCAGCTAACTGGAATCAAAAAGATTTTTATGGCAGACCAGAGCCAGTTCAAATCTTTGCTTCTTCTAGTCCAGTAACTTTTTCCTTAGCAGGTACTTTTTTTGCAGACAGTGCTGGTCAACTATCAGAAAATATAAATTTAGAAAAACAATTATTTGCCTTGGTAACTCCTTCAAAAAATCATTTTATGCCTTCACCTGTAAAAGTTAAAATAGGTAATTGGAAAGCTTTACGTTGTATAACCACTAGTATGTCAATAGATTTTCAAGGTCCTTGGTATGTTCCAGTAACCTCCTCAACCTCGTCTGGCTCTTCTTCTTTATTATCACATTCTCCCTATATTTATTATGTCACATTTAATTTTACAGTAACTAGCCAACAAAATTCAGTTCAATATGCTGAGGATATTGTTGATTATGGATTTAATGGAGGAATAGAGCAAACTAACTCCTCTACATTAGGTGAGTATAATACTTCCTTTAATCCAGTATTAACTTCTCCTGATTTTTTTGCTGGAAATTCTACAGCTACCTATGATGATTCTACTGGAGAAATAACATATTCTGTGGTAGGAACTGCTGGAGGTGTTGGAACAGTAATTACTCAGTCAGGACAGTTTAATACAGCACAGTATTTACAGAATTTAGGGTTACCAACTACAGCTAATAACTCACAATCTATAGCTGCTTTGGGCAGCATAACTTCAGGATTAACAGCAGTTGTACAAACTACTATTAATAAAAATTATGGCTCACGTATATCTAAAGCGTTAGGAAGTTAATATTTATGGCAACAACTTCTTCTAGTGATTCTTCCTTTCAAGTTACTTCAGCAACTGCTTTAGCTGCTTTACAGACATTTTATAAAAATTTTGTAAGCAATAATCAACAAGTAATCGGAACTGATGTTACTTCTACTAATACTTCATCTACAAATTTAACCTCTACATTACAGACAGTTAGAACTAATAACATTAATGCTATAAATACATTATTAACTTCTCTAATGGGTTCAGAAGCAGCACAAGCAGCAACTCAGTCTGCTCTAACTACCTCTTCTACAGTAAACCCAGTATTACCTACCTATAATACTAGGGTACCATACACCGAAATATATTTAAATGGAGCAAAGGCTGTTCCATTAATACCACAAGCAAATGTATCTGGGGTTGATATCTCTCCAGATAATTATTTTAATTCTTTACAAATAGAAGTATTATTTGAAGATTTAGAATTATCTATGCCTATGGGAGGTGTTAATAATACCATTACAGGCACCTTAAAACTTTTTAGTAGAACCCCAATTGAATTATTAGCTTTTATAACAGACGGATTAAATGACCAATCTTCAGATATATCAGATACCACTCCAGGATTACCGGTCTGTGAAATTAAAGTTGGCTGGAATATTGCTGACGGTACTACTACAGGTACACAGATACGTTCTCCAATGATGTCTTTTTTAGTAACTAATATACAAATGACAGACCCTGGAAAAACTATGGGTTCTGAATTTACTCTAACATTACAGGATGCTGGGTCTGCCTGTTTACAAAATTCAAGTGCTACATTGGGAATATTATCAGATTATCCTCAGGAACAATTGAGACTACTTATAGAAAAAGTTATAGGATTACGATTATTTACATTAGATGATTTATTACAGTTAGGCTCTAACTCAAGTAATACCTCTAGTGGAATTTCTACTTCTTCATCTACCTCTTCTCAATATTATAATGAAACTTTTTTCGTTAATCCTCAGTCTGCCCCATTAAGAATAAATTCTAATAATTTAGAAAATGCTATAAATGAATTATTAGAGTATATTTATTGTAGATGGTATCCAATAAATAACGCTAATTTAAATACAGCTATATCAGATGCTTCCAGTGCCGCAGCTAATATAACAGCTTTACGACAGCAATTCAAAAATGATAGCAGTATTCAAAAAATATCTGATATAACTCAGTTAAATAGTAATGCTGTAAAATTAGCTAATTGTTGTATTTTAATTTGGGTGCCTTATTTTCCAGCAAATATATATACTTCATCTAATAATGCATATTTACAATCTAGTGATTTAACAGATACGGGTGCTTTTGTTATGTTGCCTAAATATACAGAAGATATTTCAATAATGGCAGCTAATTTACCTGTAATATATGGTCCAGGAGGGTCGTCTATACCGTATTTTTATGGTGGCGGAGAAAATGTATTTCAACGATTAGCCCAAATAAATAACTCATATGGTGCTTCTGGAATCTCTAATACTGTAGGTGAAGTATTAGATTTAACACTAAATTTTAATGATTATGTAGCCGTAATGAAAAATAATTATGATGAAGAAGTATTCGCCAGACAAGATGGCATTCCTATAAATGCCACTAATGGTACTGTAAAACTATCTTTAAATAAAGTGTCAAGTTCTTCTCAATCAGCTCTCACAACAGCTACTATTATAAAGAAATTACAAGGACTGGGAATAAATACAGCTAATGTAACTCCTGAACAAGCTTTAGAGATTTGGAGAACTTCTTTAATGAAAAAATTCAAAGTAATTAAAGGAAGATTTAAAAAAGGATTAGCAGATAAAAAACTATATGCTGGAGATAGTGATGCTATTGTAGGGGCTAATAAGTCTTATTTTAATGCTAATAACATTTATAAATTTTCTTATGATAAATTATCTGAACGATTAGGTACTTTTTTACAGTATCCACTAACTATTGGTATGACTGTATTAGGTGACCCGTATTTATTGAGACAGGGTATTGGGGTTTTTGAAATAATAAACTATTATCCAACTTCTGATGGAGTTTCTTTTAAGTTTAATCCAATGGTTAGTGGTGTTTATTTTCCTCAAACTGTTATACATAGAATTTCTTTAGGAGATTATACAACTGAAATACGAGCAGTTAAAGTTCCTAATGACGTATCTAATACAGCTACTCAAAGTTATAGTAGCATATTAACTTCCTCTAGTTCAACCACTACTTCTGATAATTATACATCTCTTATAGATGATATAATGACTGTAAACTTAGAGAGCCTGTCTTCTCAGGGAAATTCTAAACTTACAGTACCTGCTACTAATACTAGTAGTTATTCATTTACAACTCAATCTCAAGCTCAGGTTTTAACTAGCACTTTACTGACAGGGTCTTTGAAAACTCAGATGGATGCTGCTTTTGCTGAGTTTGCCTCTTTAAATTCAGCTGTTCAAAATCCAACAACATCTTCTAATACTACTACAACAAGCACTAATGGCACTACTACAACAACTACAACAGCAGGGGCCTCGGTAACAACTACAACTACTACAAGCAATGGCACTACTATAAATACTGGAACTAGTAGCTAATATTTGAATTAAGTTTTAGAAATTAGGTAGATTAATGGCAGATACTCCAACACCAAATTCAGAAGGCTCGGCTGGAAAAGAAGCTTCTTTTTTGAAGGCCTTTGCTAGAGTTGGTATACAAATAGATCCAGCAAATGAACAGCAAATTAAGAAGGCTTTAACTCCTATAGCTAAATATATGTCTGATTTTAGTAAAACCACAGACATGAAAAATACTTTTTTTGATAAGCTTCCAGGCATAGGAAAAGTGTTGGATAATCTAACTCCAAGTAATGTTAGATTTGTTAAACAAATGTCAATGATGGGTGCAGTATCAAAGGCTGGGGGAGATAGTAACCAAGAATTTTATAATTCATTAGGTTTTATAGGAAAAGGATTAGCAAGTACTGTAGGTAAAATTTATCTTATGTCAGATTCTATAGGAGTTTTGGCAGGAGCTGTAAATGCTTTAGTTACGTTTGGTTTTGGCTTGCTATTTCAAGGATTGATACTAGTTTTACAAGGTCTTAAAAATGTTATTGGAGCAGCTATAGAGTGGCAGGATGAATTAAATGAGTTTAGTAAGATGATGGGAGGTATTGCTAGTAGTAGGATTAGAATGTTTAATAATGAAATAAATAATAATTTAAAATCTTTAAGTGGGTATGGATTTGCTTTGGGTGATACTTTAGCCTCTATTGGAGGATATATTAAGAACGGATTAAATCCAGCTATTGCTACTAATGTTAGTCTAACTAAGGCTACTCTACAGCTCAGTACAGTTACTGGAGAGTCTGCTGATTCTATGGCCTCATTCTTCTCAGGAATAATGAGAGGTTCAGGACTCACAGTAAATTCTTTTCAGAATATTGGAAATTCTTTTACTAAGTTTAATAAGTCTGCTGAAATGTCAGGTAAGATAGGGACTATATCTTTTGATGCTTTTAAAGAAGCTATAAACTCTGTAGGAACAGCTCTTTTGATAGCCTCAAACAAAGGTGAGAAATTTACAGAGCATTTAACAGCAGATTTAGCAGGATTAGCAGGATTAGCACAGGCTCTAAATATATCAGTTAGCACTATTAACTCAAGTTTTGAACAAGCTGGAAATTTAATAACTTCTCAGGAATCTGGTTTTAGAGCTATATTGGCTATATCTGGTGGAGCTAACATAAGTGATATGCTAAATAATCAGTTTAATAGAACTGATGCCATGTTAAAAATCTCAACTAAATTAGAGACTTTAAGTAAGCAATTTGGAGGAAATTTAAATATATTGGGACAGGTTGCTGAACAGTCTTTTGGAATGTCTAAGGATATGGCTATTAAACTAGCCACTATGACCGGAGCTCAGAAAAAGGCATTAGAACAAGCTAAGCAAGATGCAGAATATATGAAGTCTGGTGGATTAGAAGATTCATGGAAAAATGTTACTGCAACTTTTACCTCAGTATTTGATAGATTTAGAAATACCTTTTTTAATATGTTCCAAAGAGCAGTGTCAGGAAATTCAGGTATTCAGAAGTTATTAGACCACATGGGAGAGACTTTACAGAGATATTTAATACAATTATCTAATCCAGGTTCTCCAATAAGTAAAATGGTAACTGGCTTGGGTAATTTTATCGAGAAGGTATTTAGTGGTGCTGATAGTTTCTTTACTAATTTGATTCCTTGGATAAATAAGTTCATGGGTTGGGTAGGAGATATTTTCAATAAGCTTAGCAACGCAAATGGATTTCTTGGTGTTTTAAAGGTTATTTTTTGGGATGCTTTAATTCATCCATTACTTAAAGTTTTAATGCTTGGCGGCCAAATAATTGCAGATGCCATTACCTATGCCTGGAAAACAACTGCTCCTTCCTTACTTGGTGGAGATAAATCTTATGCTACTAATACTGGAGGTCTTGGAAACATTTTAAAAATGGATGTTACAGCTGCTTTTGGTCCATTAGATATAGCTAATAGAAATAATACACTAGCTGTTAATCAAAATACTAAAGTGATTGCTATGTCAAATAAATTGTCAGCTATAGCGAAAGAAAAAGAAGATTTATCAGGATTTAAAGATACTGATTTGATAATAAACAAAGAAGGACAATTTAGCTTAGCTGGGATGGAGCGTAATAAGTTAGATGCAGCTCAACAGGCCTTAGATGTTCAACAGCAAACTGCGGATAATACTAGCACAACTAATGATAAATTAGATGTAGTAATACAAACCCTTCAAGGAAAGCAATTCGCAAGTATTTCAGGAAATGAGAATACTATGAGGAAAGCTGTACCAGCAATGACTCCCATAGCTACAGCAAGCTTTTTTCAAGTAGGTAAAGGAAATTAACTAATCTCTTATGCTAATTAAATAAAGGACACAATATATGCAATATCTAATTCAAAATACTTCAACAACGTTAACTCTAATGTTAGAGTCTAGTTCTCAATGGAATAATTTAATATTAAAGCCAGGAGATATTCAGCCAGTCTCTGAAGCAGCTTTGGCACAGATAAATGCTTCTGGATTTTCTAATACTGGCGGTCTAGTTCCAGTGGGTGCTTATACGGTTATTGGTCCCACTATTGATACAAATGCTCCTGTTGCCATAACTACAGCTCTTCCAGGAGTCGGTACATGGTCATTGATAACTCTGGGCAAATTCTGTACTAATTTTCAATTTGTGACTACATCAACTAATTGTTTAGTATCTTTCTCTGGATGGATTTCACCAAATACAACTCCTCCTACAATTTATCAAATTCCTATAATTCCAGATACAACAAATGATGGACAGGCATTTACTTTAAATATGGTAATGGATTCTAGTAGAAGCTTTTATGTCTCCGGTACTGGTTCCTTAACAATAATAGGCAATTAAGTTTAGAATTATTTTAAGGATAATAGATGTATTCCCCTACTCCAGTATTATCAGATATTTTATATTACACACCTACAGATACCTATAATTACCTTACTGATAATAGACCTTTATATCAAGTACAATCTAATATTGAGGCAGTAGCTGGCTCGTTAGCTGGTATAGGCTATGGTGAACATGCTTCAGTGTCTGGTAGTGCCTTATCTCCAGGTAGTGGAGTAGAACTGCTCTCAAGTGGTTTAATTAAGTATCCAGACTCTTCTACTGGAATCTCTTCAGATTCTCCAGCTATTTTAGGTTTAGTAATAGGTTCCACAGGTGCTGGTTTAAGTAAAGTTATTTGGAATGCTGGATTACTTGATTTAGATGTATTAGGCTTATCTGGTATATTACCTAATGGAACTACTCCAGGGCAGTATTTACTAATATCTCCATCTTCTTCTGCTAATAATATTGTTTTATCTACTACCTACTCCTCTTCTAGTTTAGTATTAGGCACTGTTGTAAGAAATAATTATATTACTGTTGGTGGACAAAATACAAATCAAGCCATCTCAGTTGACCCCACACCAGAAGTAAATGCACTTAATAACTATGCAGTAACAAGGAAGCGTAACTTTGCTTTATTACAGGCTGCTGGAGCTACACCAGTACAGTTTACAAAGAATACAGTATATCAAAGTAGTATTTCTTCTCAAATGAATCCTTTAAAAATAGCTTATAATCCAGCCACTTCTCAAGTTTTAGTTGATAGTACTAATGATGCCATAGGAAGTGGTATAGTTTATGATACTACCCTATCTCCTAACTGGGTAATTATAGAAAGTTATTCACAGTTTTTAAATAATGATGGAACAGATTCAGTAATTTATGCTAATGGGACCTCACTTACTACCAGTTCATGGTCAGCTTTATCATATCCAACTACTTTTACTTTGGGAACAAATTCTGGATTAGAGAATTATGAAATGCAAGCAGTTAATGGTGGTTTAGACTTTACTCTTTCTACTAATTTAGCTACTTTTAAAGGCTTTCAAATTAATAAGTTCTATCAATATGCCAGAGTAACTTCATTAACTAATCCGTTATATGGTAAAGTAACTGCTACCGTTACAGTATATGATGCTAAATATAATGGAAATTCTAATCTAGGTGGTGAGTCTATTAGAAATATAGTTTGTGATTTTTTTGTCTACGATAGTTTAGGAAGACAAATAACTCAATATAGAGCTATTTTATCTGGAACAGCTGCCGATAATCTATATGCAAATACAAGTATATTTAGAGCTAATATAACAACTCCTTCTATTTATTAATATGCCGTAATTTTATAGTTGAGTAATATGACACAACATCAACAAGCTATTCTACCTTCTTTTTCATTAGCTGCTTTTCTACCTCCTTACCATGAAATAAGGCTACCATCCTCTGGTTTTTTTGACCCAGCAGTGCCTGAGAACATACATGTAAGAGGATTAACAGTTAAAGAATTAAAAAATTTAACTGCTACAGGAAGATTAGATAATAAGGTATTTGATTCTACTTTAACTTCTTGTATCCAAGAACCTATAAATTTACAGCTTTTATCTATGGAGGATTATAACTATATAATTTATATGATTAGATTATACAGTAATGGTTCTAAGGTAAGTTCTCTTAAATCGTGTGATAATAATAAATGTCGTAAACAGTTTAAATTTGATTATGATATTTCAGAAGTGGCCTCTATAACTTATGCCTCAGATATGATAGAGAAAACTAAAACTGTTGAATTACCTAGATTTTTAGAAGAGCATAATTTACATATTTTAGTTGAAGTTAAGAGATTAACTAGAAAGGATATAGTGGAGATAGAGCGTACTCTGCGAATCCAAACAGAGTTAGCAGCTAAAGAAGGCTTTGGTAGAAAAGTATATCCTTTATTAGAATACTTAAAGACATATATAGTTTCAGTAACTGGATTTCCAGTAGAAGTTCCTAAAGACCAATTACTAGAGATATTTTCTGCTAATGATGCTGAGCGAATTACTAATGCTTTTGAGGGCACTAGTAATTTTGGAGTTGTGGGAACTGCACATCCTGAGTGTCCTTTTTGCCATGAAGTAAATGATTATGATATACCATTTACTGATATCTTTTTTCTATAATTACATAGGAGCTGACTACCCAGTAACCTTGGAATCCGTGGATAATTTTGAGGCTATACAGTATTACTTTTTTACTAACTTTTATAGTCATCATTATTTATACGATATACAAGTTCTTTTGCGTTTTTCTCTTAAAATGGAGTATCTGTATACAGAATATATATTGCCTATTGATTTAGTTTATTTACAACAAAGAGCAGAACAGCTGGAAGTAGATAGAAAAAAACAATTTGATGATGTTTCAAAAAAATAGCCTATATTTAGTAGGCTATTTTTATAGGAATTAACTATATGATTAGTTTAACAGAGAGTTCTAAGAAAGTTAATACTTACTCTGGTATTTATGTAATAACTAATATAAAAAACAATAAAAAATATATTGGAAGTGCTAATAATTTTAAACTTCGTTTTGGAAAACATAGAAGATTATTGAGAGCTAATAAGCATCATTCAAGACATTTACAAAGTGCTTATAATATAGATGGAGAATCTTCTTTTACTTTTGGTATATTAGAATTAACTTCTAATTTAGAAGTTAGAGAACAATATTATTTAGATTATTATAAAACTTATGATAGTAGTATTGGATATAATATCAGTCCAACAGCATATAATAATACAGGTATTAAAAGAAGTGAAGAATATAAAAAAAAGAAAGCAGAAGCATACTCTAAATATTGGTATATAGTGACATCTCCAGAAGGTGTAGTAACTAGAACAAAAGTTTTAAGATATTTTGAGATATATGATAATAATAGTAATAGAGTAAATGAGGTTGTAATAAGACATGCCCTTTACTCACTAGCTGCAGGAAAAAGTCCTTCTGAAACTTATTGGGGATGGACTTGTAAATTTGAAGATACTAAATTAAATCAAAAAGCTATTGAAAACAGAGAATATTTAATAAAACAAAAGAAGGAAAACATAATAAAATCAAGACATTTAGTTGGAGAATTAAATAAGAAACAGTGGAAAATCATACACCCAGATGGAATTGTAGAATATGTTATTGGATTAAATGAGATTTCTAAACAGTATAATATAACTAATATTTCAAGAGCAGCTAAGTTGGGTTATAAGACTAATGGTTTTACAATAGAAAAAGTCAATTAATTATAAGGTAATATATAATGTCAAGTAAAGTCACTCTGAATACTGTAAATTATTATAATGCTTCCGATATATACGAGTATAATTCGGACAACAGACCTTTGTATAATATTTCCAGTAATGTTGATTTATTAAATAGTGTCATAGCTTCTGCTGGTTTTTATCAAGAAATATCAGCTGACCCAGAGACAGAACCTGTTGGTGGTTTTTTACCTTTAACCTGTGCTTATGTTGGGTATAATGGACTTCTTCATCCAATAGATATTTCTCAAGCTATTACCGTTATAGATTATGCTACTGTACCTATATATTTGATAACGGCTGCCTTGGGAAATTCTAATTATAAGGCACTTTCCTTTTCCTCTACTATTACAATTTCTAATTTATATAATAGTTTTTTATCTACCTCTACCGGTAATGCTCTAAAAGTTGGACCTGGAGGAGCTTTAGTTGATGAAGTTTATTTTGATTTATATTATTCTGGATATAATTATCAAAATTTATTTGTAGGAAAAATACTGACTTCCAATACTATATCTTTTGGAGGTAATCAGGTTAGCGTATTAAGTGATAATAGATTTATTGCTAAAAATATAAATGATAGCACTACTGGATTACTTACTAAATATATAGATAATAGTGTAACATCAGTATCTGATTTTGGTGTTTTAGTAAATACTACTAATTCAGCATATCCATTTATAGCTTATGTAAATCAGGTTGGGTATGCTTCTTCTGTGGCTTCACTTACAGCCTCTTCTTTCTCATCAACTGTACCAGTATATTTTTCAAGCTCTCAACTAACTACAAATCAAGATGGAACTTTTGCTGTTGCTAATGTTGAAAGTTTATTAGATGAATTACATTTTGCTTCTCCTGCTCTAGCTGCTGACTTATTAAGTAATGATAAGCTCGGAACAGCTGGAGTAAATATAAGAACCTTATATGGGTTCACTCAAAATTATATGCTTCATTCTCAGAATTTATCAACTAATTTAAGTGAGCTTTCTCAGAATATAAGTACTTCTCTTTATTTTAATAGTTCTGCTGCAACTTCTACTATAGGTCTGTTTGCCCAATTTGATGCTATATCTACAAGTTATGGTCAGACAGCTACTTCTATAACTGGTGCTACTTTATCTCCCTTTTTAACTACTACTGCCATGTCCTATTCTCATGGTATTTCTTTTGGAACTTTTAAGAGTAATGGTTTAGGGGCTTTTATAGGATATATAACAAATACTGATACTACTTTAAATTATTTAGATGCTTCTACTTCTAATGTGGTATCTACTTTAGTTGGCAGTTCTACATTATCTATATCAAATAAAAATTCTGCCAACAATGCTATAATATCTTTTGATACTGATATGATAGTTCTTAATACCTCTATAGGAGCTTATTATAAAAATACAGCATCAAACGCCTTAGAAATAACTAATAAAGCATATGTGGATTCTGCTGTAAATGCTCTAACAAGTAGTATAGCAAATATGATTCCATTAGCAGGAAATTCATCTAGTAATCCTATAACTGGAAGCTTATATACTGATGTCACTAGTAATTCAGATTCTTCTACTGTTATGCTATTTAATACAATGTCAGTTACTAATATTGCTAGTGCTAACCCAGTTCAATTTTCGGCATTAACAAGTTCTGGAATTGGTGGCTTACAAACAGTTAGAGGATTAACTACTCAAGATTCTACCTTTAGTAACACTACTGATTTAACTACCGTTTCTTGGGTTAAATGGTATGTAAGCACTAACACAATAGTTGGGCCAGCTATTTTAGCTAACAACCAAACTTTTACTGGAACTAATACCTTTAATAATACTGTATCTTTTACTAATGATAATCCTATAATTATAACTAGCCCTGATAGTCCTGTTAGTCAAGCTTCTATAGTGTGTAATTCAGCCTCTTTACTTTTTAATGCTAATAGTACCTCTACTTTTAGACTTTACATGGACCCTGCTATCACTCTTACCTCTTCAGATGCTGCCAACTGTATTCTAAATAAAGGATATTTAGACAATAATTTAGATACCTTAGTAGAAAATATTTTAGGTCCTTCAATATGTGCTTCTTGGAGTAGAGCTAATGTAAACTTAAATGGGTCACAGTCTTACTCTAATACTACTTTTGGATCCTCACAAAGTCCCACTAATTGGGTTTCAGCAGTTAATCCTACATCAGATTATGATAATGGCTTTATCACTTCTACTACTTCTTACTTTACCTATAACAATGATGGTTCATATACCTTTAATGGTCTAAATTCAGGAACTGAAGGTGCTGTTTTTCACATAGATTTAAATCTATCTAATCCAACAAGTTATAAAACCTTTATTTTACAATCTGTTATACTTAAGGTAGATAGTTCTAACACGATTTATGTTTTAGATTCTAGATATGAGTCTGCTACAGCTAGTGGGTCCTGGTTTACTTTAGGAACTTCTTTCTCCACAACTGTATTTTTAAATCCATTAGACAAAATTTATTTATTAGTAGGAACTATTTCTTGTAGTGGTGTAAACAGTACTGCCTCTATTGTAAGGATAAGATAAAATGACTGTAAGACATAATAACACTTCACAAGAAGCAGAGATATCTTCATTTAATCCACTACTACAAGATGAAAGTCCTTATTATAAAAATATTAACAGAGCTCCTAAAAATTCTTACGATTATGCTGATAGTATAAATAAAACTTTCAGTTATAGTGGATGTGTTAGTAGAGTATTATCATTAGGAAATCAACAATTTAATCTTTATGATATTGTGGCGGTTCTTCCAAATGAGATAATTGATAATGTGAGAACTACTACTCAGACGATTACACGTTATGGAATGGTAGTTACACTTCAAGATGATGAAGGCTATTATGTCATTATAACTTTCTGTCCTAATTTTGTTTATCCTTCTGAAGTTGTATCAGCAATTACGGGCTTTGTTTCTCCTTCTTCTTTTAGCTCTGGGTTAACAATTTATTTAGATACAAATCCAAGTAATACTTCTCCACAAAATAACTATTGGTTAACTACTTCTACTTCAGGTCTTCCAACTCCAGTTATTCAATTAGGAAAAATTACCGGTCCAAACTCTATCTTCTTTTCTGGTAGTTTTAATATATTTTAAGGAGAACTACTTTTGAGACCTGTCTTAAGTTTTACAGATTTTTATAATAGTATCTGGTCCAAAGTACCTGAGGTGTATAGAGATAATGATGTAAATAATGGAAATCCACTTCAAATACTAGTTCTTACTTTGGCACAGAATTTATACTATTCCTTCTATCTAAAAATAGCAGCAATGGATGAGTTATTTAATGTAGACTTATGTCCTCCAAAGTATTTACCTTTCTTAGCTTCTATTGTAAATTGGAATTTAATTGGAACTGATGTGGCTTCTTGGAGGGAGCAGCTTCATGCAGCTCCTATGCTCTGGAAGATTAAGGGTACTAGAAAATCTATTACATTAGCTGAAAAATTAATAGGCTATTCAGTATTTATTTCTGAACTTTGGAGAGACTATGAGGGAGATATAGTTCCAAAAGAAAGAGTATGGAATGCCTTTCCAGATACTGTTACAGTAAAGCCTTGGTTTAGAACGGTTGCCCCAGACATTAAGAATTTATTATATAATGATTCATTTTCTGACCTACTGTCTCCATATAATGAAGGAACAATAGTTTCAAATACTGATTATACTACTGAGTTGTCCTCTACTCCTGAATATAACCCTACAACAGGTGAGGGGTCTAATTCACGCTTATCTAAGGCTTCTAGAATTAATGTAGTCCTTAAAAAAGACTTAGACTTAGATTTTAATACTAATGGAGTTTTTACTGACTCTAATCTGTCTCAAGCAGTTGATTTATTACTTCAATTTAAGCCTTTTCATGTATATATAAATGACTTTTTAGTCATGTATGATTTGACAGACTATCTATTAGGCTCTGATATAGATTCATCAGGAGGCTTTGGTAATTCCTCAAGTGATGCCATTATATCAAGAGAATCTTCGGCTATAAACGTTTCCTTAGAAGATGATACTGATGAACATGTTAAATTTTATAATTTACAAGAGATAGATGTTATTAATGATGTGGAGTTATCAGAAGATGACCCATCATATATAAAAGGTTCTTTAAGAATAGCTAATGAATCCTTTACTTTATCTAATTTAGAAGTTGAGTCTAATATATTCTATTTAACTTCTTTAGGATTTACCTTATCTGGATATTCTGTAAATAGATTGACAGATTCAGGAACTTCTATATGGTCCTCCTCTGATTTTATTTTAGCTTCTAAATCTCCTAATTTTTATACAAACACAGAATTTACTAATGCCTATACAAATATAGCTAATGGTTATATGGTATCAATTAATGCTACCACAAATACAATCTCTGTAGCATTCTCTGGGACTTTAAATTTTATTTCTTCAGGATATGCTGTAAATAATATAATAACCTTATCTGGCTTTATAAACTCAGAAAATAATAATAGTTTTACAATCTCTAGTATCACATCAAATACAATAACTGTGTTGGCCTCTTATTCTCTTGTGTCTGAAACTAGTTTGGATGCTTTTGTTACCAGCACACCAGTATGGTTAGTTTCTTCAGTAGATAATGATATTACTTATACGTCGATTACACCAACTCCTCAATACTCTTTTTATTCCTATCCAACCAATTTATTACATAGCTGCTCTCTTGGGTATTTAGTTAAAGAAGTTGCTTTACAAAATTCAAGTGGGGATGTAACAGGTATATCTATTAATGTTGCTGGAAATGGATTTTATGATGACACTCTAACTATAGAATCTTCTAGTTCTGAGATTGTATTGAATAGTCCTAATAATTCTCCAGTTTCTTTTGTTGGATATCTTCCTATATATAATAAAATAACTTCTTCTGGAGGAGTTTCTAATAATACTTCATTATATTCTGGGAATAGATTATCAGACCTACTTTCTTGGACTAATGCTCTTTTGGTATCAGATTTATTAGTCTTTGTTAGCTATAACAATATTTTTTATAGATTATTCAAGAAACTTCATTATAATTATGACACAATAAATAAAAAATTTATTATTAATCAATATGCTATTTCATTATTAGTAGGAGACTCTAATCCACAGAATTTAGTATCTGGTTTAGACTTTTATATCATATATCCAAAATTGGAACCAAATTCAGTAATGTACAATAATGATAGTATTACTAGAAATACTAACATAGCTACAAGAAAAGAAAATAAAAAATTTAATAGAATTACTTTTTTAGACAATAGTTCTAATGAAACTTATATTGAAACTACTAGTTATAATCCTGTAATGTATTTTGACTCTTCTACAGGAACTTTATTAGAAGATTTACAAATTACTAGAAAAT